ATTGTTATTTGTATTAAAGATAATGTCAACGCCGGGAGGCATATCATCTTTGTAAAGGCACATGCCCTTCAGATAATGTGTGCCGTCCACTGCGATACGGACCTGTGCGTAATGCGCTCTGCCAAGATCCAGATCTTCACAGCCGCGACGGATCTCAATCACGCCATCCTTCTTAGTACCGCCGTCTTCAGCGTATACGACCTTCAGCCGCTTGCTGCTTACGGAGCGAGGCGGTTCGATATTATGAAACTGCTCGGTTTTGTCATCATATCGAATGCCGAACGGCTTGATTTCCTCCGCATGCGTATATGCATGACGGTATGCTTGCTTCTCAGTACCGGGAAAGTCAGTCAGCACCATGACGATTGTCATATCGCCATTGTTCTTCTGATACTGTGGAACGCGAAGCTTGACCGAATGCAAACCTTCATCCTTCAGCGCTTCAATGGCGGTCTTCATGCGGCTCTTGCTGACATTGATGTCTTTGAAATATAATTCGGATCCTTCTCCGATCGCCACCATGTGGTTCTTCTTCACTTCGTCCCGAATGGCATTCATGACCTGCTGAAGACGATCCTTTTGCTCGGATTCCGCTTTCTTGAGATAATTGCCTACGGTAGTATCCTTCTTTGGATCGCCGAAGATCCGTTCGGCAATGGCAACATTGCTCATGCCCTTTTTCTTAAGCTTGACAGCAAGCTCTCTGCGATACTTGGCAAGCTCATTCGTAGCAACTGAGTTCTTTGCCTTCAGATGCGCCGGATTACGCAGGCCCATGTGCTTGGCAATGTCCTTGTCGGACATGCCGGCTGCTTTCAGCCGCTTGACCGTGTTCTTGAAGTCGATCATGCCCTGGTATGGATTCTCACCTGTGCCCCATGCATAACGGCCAGAATGCGGGATGTTTCCCTCATGCGCTCTGCCGACATGCTCAAGGAAATTGTCTGCTTCCTCTACGGACATGCCGTCAGCCATCGCTTCGATCAGAATGGCTTCATGGAAGAGCTCATCGGCATTCTGTTCATACTCGTCAAGGTCATCCTGCATCTGCAGCAGCATTTGCCATTCGTCCATCATGTCGCTTGCTCCTCCTCTCTCATCTTTTCGATTTCTTTGTCAAACATGACGCCAAGGTCCATGATCCTTCGGATCTCTTCAGGATCCGGTTCGCACACAAGTGCTTCATCATTCTGATAGATCCGCAGTTCGATATTCAGCTTCTCCGGCTTGTCTCCGTATTCGAGACAATATAGTGCCGCATAGATCTGAAGCTGAGTCATCTTTGCTTCGGTATCGCCGGTCTTCAGATCATGGATCCTGAGAAGCCCGTTCCGGCAGCTGATTGCATCGGCTGTGCCAAACCAGTTCCGGCTGTAATACAATGGCTGCTCAGGTGTCATCCGATAACCGATCGCATCATTCACATACAGGTTCAGCGTCTTTTTGGTTCTCGGAAGATTGATGTGATTCCGGATCAGCCCGGCGGCAAGATCGTGCAGTTCGGTGCCGTGTTGAACGGCCTGCTGGTTGTACCATGTCGCCCGAAGCTTCTCCAGTGTGTAGTTCGTCCAGCTGTACTTGCTCGCGGACAGGAATGCGTGTTTTCCGATCAGGTCCGAATGCTTGTTGAAGTTCACCGAATACCTCCTCTTCGTTTTCCGGATAAATAAAATGAGCACAGCCTGACATGCGCTGCATCTTGTCAATATAGTACGCCTGATTCGGCTGACGCGCAGCACGCGCCGAGCGCTTTACTTCAAGCGCGGCCCAATATTCTCCATCCAGAATCAGCAGATCCGGAACGCCCTGAATATAATTCGGGTCATTCTTCAGGATCATGCATTCGGGGAAGCGTTTCCGGATTTTCTTAATCAATCGGTGTTGGTATTCTGCTTCCCTCACAGCCATCTCCCTTTCTTAGAAAAAAAAAGAAAAAGGGGAATAAACGCTTAAACCTTTCGGACATAAGCCATTTTTCGTCCCCCTCTATAATAGGAGTAAAATTTTTTGCGAGTTTTAGCCTAAAAAGATCTTTTCGTTGAAGTTTTTCTTCTGCATCAGCGCCCTGCGGATCGCAAGGTCGATCGGTGACGCCGAGAACAAATGAAAATAATACAGATCCCTGAACGGTGTATTCAGCCTGTCAATACGTCCGGCAGCCTGGATCGTCGTCTTGTAACTATAGTTCTGGCTGAAGAATATAATCGTGTCCGTCATGGTACAGTTCCATCCTTCAGCACCGGCCGTATACTGCACGAGGTAAGCCCAGGTGTCGATGAACTTCGGCGGATCCAGCTGATCATGCTGATGGCCGTTCCATTCCGCATGCCATACGCCGTGCTCCTCGCATGACTTCCTCAGGCCTTCCAGTTCATAATCGAAATTGTAGAATATAATGGCCTTTGGATGATTCGCCATGATCTCGAACACCTTCATGTACCGGGCTTCGTAATCATTGACACACCGACGAAGCGCATAGCATAAAGCGCCGCCGTCCTGGATCGGCTCCTCTTTGAACGGGTCCCACCTCGTCCGCATGAGTGTCTTCACCTGCGTGGCATTGAATGAGACGTTCGTCCACTCAATGTGCGGAATGGTCTCACGCTGGTAGGCCATGTCCACGATCACCTCCCTGCGGTGCTTAAGCAACGCACCTTCGCGCAGAAACCGCTCCACTTTCGGGTACTTGGTGTAATTACTGTAAACGACATGCTGATCAACAAAGTCCCGTTTGTTCTTATAAAAGCCATTAGCAATAAACACCGGAATATAATCCATCCATGTATCGCCGGGCGTGGCGGACAGCAACACCCACCGGTTCTGCCTGACGATTTTCAGGAACGCCTTGACCCATGCACCATAGCCAACCACCCGCTGTTCATCAAAGATAAAGAACGCATTCTTCACATCAATGTACTTGCGGATATTATTCCATGAATCAATCACCGGCATATGTTCAAAGTATCCGGCAGCTTCCGGTCCAAGCTTTTCAACTTCTTCTATCCAGTCGGACGTATCACGCTTGCGTGCGGTTGTAATAATATAGAGTGCCCGCGGATGTTCATTCAGAATATAATAAGACAGGGAGGTACGGGACTTGCCCGTACCAACCCCGCCGCACAGAATACATCCGTTATGCATCCGGACAACCGCCTGCTCCTGATGCGGATACAGCCTGACCGGAAGATCAGAAATCATCTTCCATCCGGATGCGCAGCTTGTCCACGTACGCCTTGATGCCGCTTTCGCCGCGGGCATTGGTCCAGCTGTATGGGGAAAGCCGGACGTCCACATCTACGATGTCGGCCGTATCCAGCTGCAGAGCGGTCAGGTCCTCTTCGCTGAGTTCCTGTTCGTTGCCGCCCATCTCCAGCTTGACCAGGGGCGGGTAGTTGTCATAGCGCAATTCCGCCTCCAGGATCGGCAGCGCCTGGGGCGCTCCGTCATCCATATCATCGGTCTTCGGAATATAATACTTCACATTCCAGCCTTCCGACTTCAGCTGGGCCGCATCGTCATCATCCAGGAAAAGCGTGATCGTCCGCTTGCCTTCCGTGTTGAACTTCGTCTTCTTGCCGCTGAAATTGCGGAAGGATCCGCGGCCGATCTGCACATGCCTCAAAGTGACCTTCGAAATATAATTAGCCATGAATACTGCTCCTTTCTTCTGTGACCCATTCAGGGTCCTTTCCGGTATGTTTCGCCGCCTCGCGCATATTGGCGACGACGTCATCTACGAGTTTGTCAAAATAGGCCCGATTGATCAGGTTTTCTTTTTCCATCATACGGACCTGCTCCGCCTCCAGCCATCGGTAATCCTTGGCCCCGGCAGCGGCATAATACTTTCCGTCCTTTTCGCGCACCAGCTTTCCGCCGCCTCCGCCGTCCACGATCGGACAGAATAAACCGGCGCGTCCGACATAAATATAATTGTGCCCTTTGGCGATCTGACTTTTCAGATCCGCGGCGATCTCTTCGAACTCCTCGTCCGGCAGGCCGGCCCGGTTCTTCAGCAGCTTCTCCAGACCCTTCTCATACTCGGACACATCAACCAAGTTTTCATTCATGTCCAGATATAATGCCGTCTGGACCGTCTTGGTTTCGCAAAGGTCCGAGAACACGATGTCCTCATGACTGAACAGCTTCTTGAACACATACGGCGTCCGGAAACAGTCGCCTGTCGCCGTCCAGCGGCCCGGCTGCATCGTCAGCGTCTCGGGATTCTTCTCACATTCCTCCGGAACATAACCGTACAGCAGCATGCAGAACTCCGGAGTAGCAAACTTCGCGATGTACTGCGCCTTGTCCACCAGACACAGCTTCTCAAAGGTCGCTTCATGTTCGAACGTATAGCCGTACAACTGCCCATATTCCTTCACAAAGGATATAATTTCGGGCGTGGCGTTCGGGATCTTGATCGAGTCGGTCTTGATGTGCGCCACCGTAAATCCCTTGGCCTGTACCTCATGCTTGAGATTGATCATGAAAAGCGCGCCGCGCTTGGCCACAATGTTGTCCTTGTTTCTCGGGTCGTGGAACGGATTTTCAAACTTGGCACTCGTGAGCCCGTACACGCTGTTAATCGCGATCTTCAGCGCCTTGCTGAGCTGCTTTGCCTGGTTTTCATCCGTCAGATACGGCGCAAGCTTGCCGTCGAGCATGTGGCGAGCTTTCTCAAACTCTTTGTGCTTAATAGCGACGCGGATATCGAGGAGGTCTTTAAACCTTGCCGTGTACGGTCCAAACAGATTCTCCGCCACAATGCTGCTCGGATGCATGGACGCAATGTCCAGAAGCGCGACATCAGAATATGCACCGGGCTCTGAATAGACGTATCCACCTTCTCCCACCTCCTCTCCTCGATAGGTCGAAACCCCTTTATCATAAATATAACCCGGAAACACCGGACGGCCGTCTCCCTCATGATCAAACTGACAGAACTCCGGACACGACAGATCCATCGTTACAAACCAGTCAGAATTGATTTGGCTCTCATCGCCCATATCGCGGTAATTGAACATGCTCTGTGGAGACCGCTCTGTACCGAATATAATTCGGGTAGTCAGGGAGTTCGTCGTATCATTCACAGTCATGCCGGCGATATCCGCCAGAATCTGACGGGCGGTCCAGTCCGCTTTGTTGGCGTTGAACACCGCTTCGGTGGCCATGACGTCGTTGACACAATAATCTGCTACCTCGCTCCACCGATCTTCCGGTACTTCCTGATCCCACGGGATCCCCAGTTCCTGATGGTGAATGCCGAGAGCGATCTCCCATTTCTTCAGCCCCTGCTTGGTCGAACAGAAATCGTAGATGTCCGTATAGCTCAGATTATACGCTTCGCCGAAGAACGCCGACTTTGATTTCTGGGTGATGATCGCCTGGCTGACCTTGTAGACCTGTTCATTGTTCATGTCCATCATGCGCGCGTATAAAATATGATTATCATACTTCCGGCAGTTGAACCCGACCAGCTTATACCGGCACAGGTCATGCACCTCATCGGCCGTCGGGTTGATCATCCGGATCACACGATTGTCCGGACCTGCATACTTCCAGCAGATCACCAGCAGGTTCGGGAATACTTCGCAGTCGAAGAATATAATAGGGTCGTCGTCCTTTGATTCAGGCGCGTCCGAAGGCACTTCACTCTTGAACTTCATCCGTCCGACCGCTTTGACACAGTATTCCCGATGATTGGTCGACCGCATGGCAAAAAGAAGGATCTTCTTCTGAAGATCGGTCACATCATACTTCAGCCCGTTGTCATAGGCGTCGGAAAGGATCTTCTCGATGAAATCAATCGATGGTTTCGTGCCCGGATGGATCTCTTTGTTCAGGTTCCGCTCGATCAGGTTCCTGAGGCTGTGTTCACTTTTCAGCCGTTCTTCATTCAGCAACTTCCGCCCCTCCTTTAACGGGAGTCCTCCAGAGATGACGGCAACCGGCTCCTTGTTGCAAAACGTCAGCTGTCTCCTCAATGACGCGTTGCCGGTCAGAGCTTTGATTTCAATGCCGTCCGCATAGTTGTTGGCCAGCCGGGCTACATCCCCGGTGTAAATATAATGCAGGTGAATGCCTTCGCCACTCTTGCTGAACTCGGCGTAGGTCCTCGGCCACTTGGCCGCCGCCTGCAGGTTCAGTTCCCTCGACTTCTCTCCGGTCCTCGGGTCCCGAATGTCAAAGTCGATCACAATATGCTGTTTGGGCAGGAGAATATAATGCAGCCGATGCGTGTCCAATTCGCTGAGCACGGTCTTCACGTTCAGCCATTTGCACGCCGGACGGCCTTCTTCCGTGGCATACTGGGCCGGACAGTCCTTCAGCATCGCATCCAGCAACGATTCCGTCTGGTCCAGCACAAGCACAGCTGACTCGTTCACCTTGATCGCCACTGGTTCATGCTCCGGCGCTTTACCGGTGAACTTCTCTGACATGAACCCCGAATACCAGCTTCTGACCTGCTTCCCGTCCACGCGCGTCAGATCGTCAAAGTTCCGAAAGTAGTTCTTCAACTCTTCCCGAAACTTATACCGCTGCATCTGAACGCCGCCGCCATCCTTGATGTACTCCTTGTACCAGGTGTACGCCACGGACAGGCTGATGCCATCCTCACGCTCAAAGTCCAGGCGGTAGTTGTCCACAAAATTGAAGAACGGATCAGTCTTGAACTGCATCTGCAGCGGCCGGTACGCATCGTAGTAGTCCATGCCGCGCTCCTGGTAGAACCGCATGCAATACTCCGCGATCGCGCCCAATTCAAACTTGATCTGGTTCTTCAGCTGCCGGTATCGCTTGGCCGGGATCTTCTCTCCGGTCGGCGACACATCGATCAGCCTTCGCAGCAAACCGGACTTGCCGTTGGTGATCATAATCGGATCATTGGTGCCTACAAATATAAAGCAGTTGGCCCGC